TAAGTTCTTAACATTAAATCTCTATCTTTATTATTAGAAATCCAAAAGTTAAGATTATGAGCAACTAGACTTTGACTAACAGGCAAACATTTATTGATATATTGTGTGCCTATTTCTAACCTACCACATAATTGATTTAACGAGTGATCTGTTAGTTCAAGTGCTTCGTCCTTTTCCAAAACTTGTAATGCTGGAAAAGTTTTAGCACTTTCTTTTACTGTTAATGCTTTTAAATTAACAACGAAGTCTTTTTTGTATTTTGCATCGTCATTAACTTTTTGAAGCATCTCTTTTATATTATGACCTTTTTTCATAATACTCCTTCTAGTTATAATTAATGGGTCTGCCATCATCAGTATTTATCTACCAAGATAAATAGACCAGCGCAGATATACTCATTAAAGTTATACTCAACTTTAAATCGCTCCGCTGGTTTCGGCTATTAATTAATTTTGAATCTTTTCTTTTGATTCAATCTCTTTGGCTTTTTTTTGATACGAATTAGCCAAGTCCATAACCCTATTACAAACATTTACAAACATTTTAGGATTATTTATTCTTTTATTTTGCAATTCTTCTTTTGCAATTTGAATTATGTCTAAAGCACAATTTTTTAAACATTGTGATCTCGCATAATCCATTGATGAAGTCATAAGGTTATTCATCTCTGCTAATGCTTCACCTAGATTATTTGGTTTCATTTTTTCCTCTTTCTAGTTTATTAAATGGGACTGCCATCTTCAGTATTTACTCATCACAGTAAATAGACCAGCAGAATTAAATCCGCTGGTTTCGGCTTTTTATTCAGAGAATCTATCATCAAAATAATAAATATAATCTTTCCAATTTAGACCAGCATCTATAAGTGATTTTTTTATTTTTTTACCACATTCAGAACCAACAAAATAAGAACCCATATCTGAACCTCGTAAATTTTTTTCTAAATGGTCGTGGTCTTTTTTGTGAACTAAAGATAATGGATTAGTATAACCTCTAGTTATATAACCCTTACCTGTTTCTGTATTCATACCTTTATTACAAATACAACATTGTTCATCATATTTATGATTAGGTGCGTTGTTAAAAGCAACTTCGTTTCTTTCCCACATTTTATGTCCACCATAATCAACATTAGCTTCAAACCATTCAATATGTTCATCACGAGTTAATGTATTGTCTTTGCTTTCTTTTGTTTTCATTTTTTCCTCTTTCTAGTTTTTCGTATTTATTTATTAGCTAACATCATCAGTATAACTTGCTAAAAGTTATAGAAACTAGAAGGACTTTTTAACAAGTTAAGAAATTAATCAAAACCCTGTCCCTTTCCTGAGTAGAGGGGAGTTTAGTTAAGGAATTTATCCTATATGGATAAGTTTTATACCTACCTAAATAACTAAAGATTTACCAGTTTGGACCTGAATAAATCTTCCTAAAACCAATTTTATAGTTCTAGTATAAAAACGAGTTGACTGCTTAATCAAGACTTCATTTAAAAAAACTACGATAGATTGAACTACCTTTTTTAAATATATTTTTATATATAACATACGATAAACTTAAATTATTCTGCACAAATGGCAAATAATAAAAAATGAGCAAAATATGACCTTTTTAGCCAAAAATATGACCTTTAGCAAAAAATGAGTAAAATAGCTAAATTATTTCAAATCAAAAATACAATTTATAATTTATAAGAATAAAATAGACAAATATGAATAAATTGGTTAATAAGAAAATTGAGATACTTCTTTTTCCCCAAAGAATCGTGAAGTCATCTCCCTTTCTAGTTAAGATCGTGTGGCGAGTTCAACCAATTTCTCGCCACGCACAAACAATCAAAACAGGAGCAATAATATGAACACTACATTAAGTAGTTTTAATCTTGATATTGGTCAAAAGATTAGACAGAAAAGATTAGAACGTAATTGGACACAAAGTAAATTAGCAAATAAATTAGGGATAACTTTCCAGCAAGTTCAGAAGTACGAAAAAGGAACTAATGGTTGTTCTGCTTATAGAATAAAGGAATTGGCAGATCATTTAAAAGTACACGTTATGTATTTTTATTCATATCCAATAACAACAAAGGAAGATGATACAAATGATAAAAGTTCAAGTAGATAAAATATGGTTAGGTAAAGTAAGTGTAAGAGATTACATTTATAAAAAAGCATTAAGGAAAAAAGACTCTTTAGGAATAACTCACGGAAAAGAGTTTATGATTATTCCTTATGGTGAATTAAAGAAAGCTAGAGAATATACTAATCAAAGTTTTCAATCTAAATTTAATTCTAAAACATATCGTTTAATAGATTTTAATTGGAAGCCTTGGAAAGAACCAAATCCAAATCAAGAAAGGTTATTATAATGGTACATATAGATAAGTATAAAATTTATTCCTATGGAAAATCTTGGAATAAAGGTAAAGAAGCAAAAACAGAAACAATACAAAAAATGCTAACTTCTGATGAATGTATTTCAGGAAAACAATTTTTACAATTATTATCTGATTTAGATGATGCTTGGCATACTCACGATGGAAAAAATTTAGAAATTGAAGTAACATTTAAAGGAGTAGAATAATGGTTGATAAATTTTTAGATATTCCTAAAACTGATGAAACTCAACAACCGACACCCGAAGAACATTATTTTTCACGATCTAAAAATCAATGGCTTTTAGTTTCGGATATGTCAGATATGCACGTTCGCAGAGCATTTAAAAGATTGTTGCGTATGATTAGATTAGGACAATTAGTTGAAATAGATGATGCACCTAAAATAAATATTGATACTGATGCTCTTAAAAAAGAAGTTGATTGTATTAATATTCATAGTAGGAAAATTTTATCAGTAATAGATGATAATTAGTTTTAATCATTTTTTATTACTAAAAGAATTTCACTATCAAGATACTTTTGGTAAAAGAGATAAATTTTATTTTGAATGGAGAAAATTAATGAAAAATATGAACAAATCAGATAAAAGACGATTTAGTCATTTAAGAGAATTAGGTTGTGTAGCTTGTTCTAAATTTGGAAAATTTACTGAACCAGTGATTCATCATATTAGAAAACATACAGGAATGTCATTAAGACCAGATCATCAAGATACAATTCCTTTATGTCCTCAACATCATAATATGGGAAATGAATCTATACATCTTAACAAGAAGTTGTTTGAAAAAAAATTTGGTACTGAAAAACAACTATTAATAAAAACAAACATGAAAATAAACGAATTAGAAAGGAACTATTTATTTTATGGTAAAAAAATATAAAATTAATGTTGATCTAGATAGTGCTAGAGAAGAAGCTAAACATTTAGAGTCAATAACAATTGAAGCAGATAATGAAGATGAAGCATTAGATAAAGCATTAGATGAAATAGAGAAAAATATGTATGGTGGACCATATTATAATGTATCAGAAAGGAATGAATAAAATGGAAAAGGAAACAAATAAGTTTCACGCATTGCAATTATTTACAGATACTATTGCGGCTGAAACAGTACACTTAACAAATGAGCAAGTAGGAATCTATAATAGATTAATATGGTTTTCTTGGACTAAAAATACTAAACCATTTACAACTGAGTCAGCATATAGAATATGTCAATGCATAGATGACAAATGCCATAAAAAAGTTGATAAAATATTAAAAGAATTTTTTATTTTAAATAAAGAAGAATTAAATTGGACTCATAAAAGATTAACAGCAGAACACGAATATTTAACAGCAAAATATAAAAGAAAATCAATAGCTGGAAAGAAAGGTGCTGATGCTAGATATTCTGCTAATGGCAAGAACGTAGCACCTATACCTATACCTAAACCTATACCTAACTTAAATAAATATGACTCATCTTTTGAAAATCTTTGGAGTAGTTTAAATATAAAACGAGGTGCAAAATTTAATGCCCATAAAATATGGCTAAAATTACAATCAGAAATTGATGGGATTCAAATAGCTGAAATATATAATAAACAACAATCAGGAATTGATGCCAAATTTGTGCCACATTTTAGTACTTGGCTATTTCAACGCAGATGGGAAATTGAAGAAAAAGATCAAAATCATCAAGAAAGTCCTGCCACATTAAGAGCAAAAATGGAAAAAATAGGCTACACATTTAGGCATAGTGAAGATAGATTTGATTTTTTTAAAAAAGATGGACAAGAATATAAGATTGATAGATATGACAAAGAACATATGATACATAAAGTTGAATGAAAGCAATTAGTGCGTTTTTAAGAATTTTTAAATATGCTAGAAAAAGAATTATAGCTTTATCAATAGAAAATCGTAAATTAAAAGCACAAGTTAAAATATTTCAATCAGTAATTGAGTCAGAAGTAGAAACAAAACACTAGCACCTTGACTTAAAAAAGTGTAAGTATTCACTATGAAACTTGAAGAAGTGGATATTAATACTATCAAACCCTACAAAAACAATCCTAGAGAAATACCAATGGAGTCAGTTCAAAAGGTTATGAGTTCTATTAGAGAGTTCGGAAATAACCAACCTATTGTTGTTGATAGTGATAATGTAATTGTTGTTGGTCATACTCGTTGGAAAGCCTTAAAACAATTAGGTAAGAAAACAGCCTTTATTATTAAAAAGGATTTCAAAAAAAATGATGCTATGGCTTATCGTATTATGGATAATAGGTCAGGAGAAGAATCTAAATGGGAAAACAAGCTATTAGCGGAAGAATTAAACATATTAAAAGATGAGGATTTTAATTTAGATTTAACTGGATTTAATTTAACTGAATTAGAAAATCTTTCAAAGGACAAGGCTTTAGCATTTAAACCTAACAATAAAAAAGATGATGATTTTAATGTAGAATTTCCAGCAGATATGCAAATTTCCCACGTTAAAATGGTACAATTATTTTTAAATACTGATACCGAAAAAAACTTTAGACTATGGATTTCAGAATTACAAAAGCAATTAGGTACTGACAATTTAACAGATACAGTTTATAAAATCGTTAATGACGCATACGATAACAGCAAAAGCTAAATATTCTGACGCAGAAATAAAACAGCTAGAGGGATATTTTGTTCAAAAGCACCATTTAGATACTATTATAGATTACGATTGTGATGCCTATAAAGAAAATGGAGAGCCTTTATTTTTTTTTAGAAAAAATGTTATTCCTACCAGTATTTGTGAACAAGCATATAAATCATTAAGACACGCAGTTGCCAAAGGTGGTAATAGAGGATCGGCTGGGGGAGTTCCACCTATAAGAAAAAATTTTGTAGGTTTAACAATTAATGAAGATGGAACGAGAACAAAAACGAACAAAACAGGAAAAACTAGAGGATATAGAGTAAACAAAGATGGTACAGTTTCTAAAACCCACGAAGCATTTACTAAAGTAGAAAGTGGAATAGCTGGATATTTTGATAGACAAACAAGAATCCCTTATTGTAGGCAAACCTCATTTAACGAGCATCAATTTGAAAAGTTTAAAAAAGGCTATCCTTATATTAAATATATTTCAGATTTATTTAAAGAGGTCTGCCCTAAAAGATGGCAAAATCAAAAAGATATGATTAATAAAACGTCTAATGATTTTTTTATCAAAGATACAGTTTTTACAACCATTACCATTAATAGAAATTTTAGAACTGCCATACATACTGATAAGGGAGATTTACCAGAGGGATTTGGAAATATTGGTGTATTAGAAGCTGGTAATTATGAGGGTGCTATAACAGTTATGCCAAAATATAAAGTTGGATTTGATGTAAGAAGTGGCGATGCTTGTTTTTTTGATGTTCACGAATTTCATGGAAATACTGAAATAAAAGGAAAAGGTAAATTTGAAAGAATATCTGTTGTATGTTATTACAGAAAGAATATGGTCTATTGTAAATCTGTTAAAGAAGAAATGGAAATAGCAAAAAGACTAAAAAATAGAGCCAACCTAAACAAATGAATTTTAGGATAGCCATACCTACTATTGCAAGATCAAAAACTATTAAAAAAAAAACAATAGGATATTTACAAAGGACAAATATTGATTTATCTAAAATTGACCTTTTTTTTAGCGATCCATTAGAAATTGAGGAATATAAAAAGGAATTAAAAGATGTTCCTATTGGTAATTATATACCAACAAACCAAAGACATATTAGACTTCAAAGAAATTTTATAGCCAGATATTATCCAGAGGGACAATTTTTATTAGGTATAGATGATGATATTTCTTCAGTACAAATGAGAGTTACTGAAAAGAAAACACAAGAACTAATTGATTTAAACGAATTTATAGAACAAGCATTTGAAATATCCCAAAGCCATAAATTTGATATGTGGGGTGTTAATGCAGTATTAAACCCTTATTTTATGAGAACTGATATTAGCTTTAATTTGAGATATATCGTGGGTTGCTTTTATGGGTGGAGAAACACCTATCAGCCTAAAAACATTTTATCTCTTGAAAAAAGTAATGATGGAATGCTTTATGGTAAAGAAGATTTTGAAAAAAGCATACAGTATTACCTTGCTGATGGTGGAGTGACTAGATTTAATTATGTTGCACCTAAAACTAAATATTATTCAGAAGATGGCGGAATACAAACTTATCGCACTATTCAAAATGAACAAAATGGAGTAGATTATTTAGTAAAACACTATCCTTTGTTTTGTTATGAAAATAAAAACAAAAAATCTAAGTGGCCAGAAGTAGTATTGAAAGATAGAAGAAAAAAGGTTAAAAGAAAATAAACAAAAAGGACATAATGGCAAGACCACTTAAAAAAGTAGATACACAAGCAATAGCAAAATTAGCACAATTACATTGTACTTTTGAAGAAATTGCAGAGTTTTGTGAAGTTTCAACAAAGACATTACAACGTAATTATGTCCACCTTATAAAAAAGGGTCGTGAGATGGGCAGAATAAGTTTAAGACGTGCACAATTTGA